GTAACAGCGATTGTTGCTGGTGTTTCTGGCGGAACCTGGACTGCGAACAAGATTCTTTCTAGGTTCCATGAACGAATGAAACAACTATCAGACCTCACCAAAAATCAAGGAACCAAGCTTGACCATTTTGAAGATCAAATCAATCGCATGCCGTTGGAATACGTATTAAAAGTTGACTTTCTTAGAGAAATTCAACAGATGCATGACAACTTCAAGCAGATTAATAGTAAGCTGGACAAAATGATGGAACGACTTTTCAAATGAGCGCCAATTACATTATTGAAGTTCAAGAAGGTAGTGACGGCGATTGCTTTATTGAACTTCCAGATGATTTAATCGAAGAGCTTGGCTGGGTTGAAGGCGACATCCTTTCGTGGGATTTGAAAGGAAACGGCATTGTTCTTTCTCGTGTTAACGATGAAAGTGGATACGAAGTAATAGAAGAGTAAAATAAAAGTAGATATTTAAAAAGCATGTATTACAGCGGGGAAAGGAACGTTGGGGGTGCGGCAGGTAATTTACTTGGAACTGCTAATACAGGAGGAATTCCCAACCTCCCTGTTGATTCTGACTTATTAAAAAAACTTAAACAACCCGGAACTTCACCACCGCCCGGCTTTCGCGAACAGTATGGACTTCCTTCGGGTCCAGATCAAAAAAGCCCAAACAATACCCAATTTCGTCAAGCATTAGGAGGGTTTACTCCTGTTGGAAATCTAGGCGGCCTTCTTGCTCAGGCTTATCCCGGTGCGTCTGCTCTTGGCGGCCAAATGGGTATGAATATGGGAATGCCACAAGGCATACCGGGAATGCCCACCCCGAATGTTTTTTCTGTTCGCCCTAGAGTTTCTTACCGTGAGTCAGAAGAGGGCGGTTTAGATTTAGGCGGTAGCGTTAATATTCCGATAGGAAAAGAAGGTAGGATAAATGTTCAAGGAGGTTATCAACCGGAAACAAATATTATGAATCTTCAAGGAACAATTGGTCAGCCTCCCGGAACGCAAGGCCTTGGTTTAGATTTCTTTGTTAATCGAAATCTAAATCGTAAGTTTCCTGGCGGCATGGACGATATGGGTGGACAACTTCGGTACAATACACAATTTTAATCAAAACTGTTAAACTAATTCCAGTGGGTTGAAAATAGTTAATGGCTGTCGACGCTAAATCTCGTCTCAAAGAAATTGTTGATTCCTACCTTGAAAAGGACGGTGGAATTGGCGTAGATACCGGCGTCGTTGCGGCCCACTTGGCGCAAATGAAAATGTTTGGCATCCGTCAGGGTGTCGAATTTTTTCCAGCTCAGGACAACTTTGGTAATCAACGAAAAGATTTTATTGATCGTGTAATTAAATACAACCAGATCGACACTCATCTCGATTCAATTTGGGACTACTTTTTGTGCGACGGCCAGGGATTGTTTTATATTCGGCCTACTCAAAATAATTACCGTCTTTACTTCTTTCGTAAACACGAGTATCGTTCCTATTACAACATTGACGGAGAGCTTGATGAGGTCGTCATCATATACAGCTATAAAGTCAAAAATGGTTTTGGTTTTAATCAAGACATTAATCAGTCTTCAGTCTCTGGTCTTGAAACGTTAGGCGGCCAAGGCACTAAACGATATATTCGATTGTCAATCAAAAGAAAATCCATTGAAGAAACCCATTCTGAAGGTGAGATTTCTTTTGATCAACCAATGGGCATTGCCCCTGGTAAAACAAAGACCTATAGAAATACCCTCGGGTTTATTCCCTGTGTAGAAATCTTTAACAATCCTAAAGGCTTCTCTACAGAAGGTATTGGTGAGTTTGATGCTCTTGCCAATCACATTGTTACGCACGATGAAATGATCCGCACGATGCGGAAAAACGTTCAATTTTTTGGCAACCCAACTCTTCTTTCTTCCCGTCCCAAGACTGATCTGATTGAGTCAGGTGGGGATGGTGTCGTCCAGCGTCCTTCCATTGCAGCCAACTCAGGCTTTGCTAGTGGCTCCGCATTGAGTCGGTCAACCTTTAAATCTGATCCCATCAGTCGAGGTGTTGATGGTCAGATCAGGGTTCCACGCATTATTGCAAACCTGGAACCAAACGATCGAGTTGGTTATATCGTTCCAGATGCCATTACTGGAGATCAAAACGCATTTGCTCGCCAGTATCGAGAAGAGATACGTACCGCCCTGGGTGGTGTTGACGAGCTTTCAATTTCTGCTGGTGTCACAGCAACGGAATACAAATCGTTATTTGGTCGCGTAGCTGCTACATCAAAGAAAAAAGCAACTGCCGTTTATACGTACGGTATTTGTCGTTGCCTTGAGTTAATCATTTTCCAGGAAGAGCGTTTATTTAAGGAAACACTTGCTGCTGCTGCAGGACTCGAAAAACCCATCGAGCCACCCGACGATGCTTCATCAGACGAAGTGCAATTGTATCGAGCCGCCCTTAGTGGGTTTGATGAACAAATCAAACGTCTGATGATGGCTTGCGTTAAGACCCAACAAATTCCACCAGGAGTGTTGGGCCTTATTCCCGATGGTGACATCACGATTCAGTGGCGTTGGCTTGGTCCCGTTTACGAGGATTCCACTCAGGACATCCTTAACAACTCCATCGTGGTACGCAACTTACAAGAATTAGGTGTTGATAGCATTGAAGCACTGAAATACCTCTTCCCGTCAAAAACGGATGAGGAGCGGGCCGAGATGTTATCTGGGTTCCCGTTCAGGATGGTGGGTGAATTGCAGAATGCATATTCTTCATTCGCTCGCTTAGTGGGAGGCATGATGCAGACCCCTCACCCGCAATCACCGGACTTACCGATGGCTGCGGATCCAAGACTGGATTTAACCCCTTATCTGTATCGAACTCTCGAAGCTTTACAAAAGGAGATGAGTTATGCAGGACGCTACCGTCCAATCGATCCCACAGACGAGCCAAGCACCAGTGGCCGTAGCTCCCAGCAGTTACGTGACTCCGGCTCCGTCCAACCAACAGGTCAGCTACCAGGTGGCGCCTCAAGCGTATCAGGTGGGTACGAGTTACCCCCAAGCGGTACCCCAGGCGAGCCCCAGCTACCAATCCGCCCCTACTCAGTACGCCCCCCAATCCCAACCGGCGGAAGCCCAGGGCAACCCGTGGGAATCGGCGTTCAACAAGGTGGTGAATCTACTGAGCGCACCAGTTCAATCCCCGTTCCAGGGTCAGTCCTCCGCACCGACGACTCAGTTTACCCCGGCGAATTACGGTCAGGTCAGCAGCCAAGTTACGCAACAATCGGCTCCGCAGACATGGTCGCCCAACCAGGCTTACTCGCCCAACTCTTCCCAAACCTCCTCAGCTCCGTCCTTGGAGCAGGTAGCCGACTTGGTGGGAATGAGCCAGGAAAGCCGTCAGGTGATGGACGCGTTCGGGGTCGAAGCACCGGCAATTCTGAACAACTACGCTCTGAACCTGGAGCAAATGCTGGACAGCGCCGTCGCGTGGGGAAGCCGCGCAAGTGAGACGATCCAGGGATACGCTCAGTTCGCAGTCAACGAGCATCAAGAGAACCTGGCTTATAACGAAATTCTGACCAACCCCGATGTTCTCAGCGATTACACGCTGAAGTTCTTCGGTCCTGAAGGTCCCTATCCCGTTTACGAAAACGAACAACAATTGGAAACTCCTGGTTACCGCACGGAACCCGTTAATCCCCAATACGGCCAACTCCCTGCTCCCCCTACTGCAGCCACTCCTCAGCAACCTGAAAATTTCTGGGGCACCTTTAACGAAGTGATGGCACGTGATCCCCAGAATGCTTGGCGCGTCATCAACCAAGCTCAGCCTCAAGTCCTGGCTAACAAACTGTTTGTGATGGAGTGAGATGTTCAATTTAGCCGGTAAATATGCCAGCGATATCGCTGCTTCTATTGGCAAACGACCCATCCCTTCAGCCTTAGCTGGTGCTGCACTTGCCGGTGGTTTAGCAACCGCCGGTAATGTGTTAACTGGTGAGGCAAATAAAGAAGAACAAGGTCGTTTACTTGCTGAAGCTATTGGTGCTGGTGCACTCGGAGCGGCCTTAGGAAGTCAAATTCCTAAATTTCGCACTGGCGCAACACGTGCTCTGAGAAACATTGGCAATGTCAGCTTACAAAATCCCGGAGCTGTTGCACGCAAGGCCGAAATGTCTCCTCAAGAAATTAAACAATCTGAATTTGCAAGAGACCTTTTAAACTCTGCTGTGCGCGAAGGAGGTGATCCCGCTCAAATGAGAGCAGACATGAAAACCAGCTTGCGAAGAATGCAGACAGCTCAAAATGCCGTTGGTATTCCCAGCTATCTATTAGGAGCTGGAGCCTTAGGTGGCATGGTTGGTGGCGGTGTTTCAAACATCGCACAGATGACTGGTCTCCCTGGATTCAATCAAAATGTAATTACTGATCCCGAACTTGCGGGGTCTAGTAATACACCTATGGCACGCGCAAGTACTCCTACTTTGCGTTACATTAGTTGATAAATTATCAACTGCTAAAATTTGTTTTAGATAAGACATTTCTTGTCTGAATCTTTCACCCGACAAAGTCCTGCGTACTGGAGGATAAACTAAAGTGTTTCTTGATACCGATTTCCCCAAGATTTTGGGTGCAGAACTGTATCGCCCCCACCCGGCATACATCTGCGAAATGGCCGTAGAGCCTGTTGTTGTTCACGACTTCACTCGTCAACCTGGTCAAACCGTTCAGCTCGATCGCTATAAGTTCTGGGGTACCCCTGGTACTAAGGACAGCCGTGAGCGCATTGCTGACCAGACTATTGGTACTGCTAACAGCCGTAACATCACCAAGGAGAAAGTCCTGGTGGTGCTTAAGGAATACACTGGCCCCGCTGATCCGGGCGACCCGACCCAGCCCTCTACCTTTAAGATTGCTCGTGAAACTCTGGTTACTGCCCAGCGCCTGCTGCTGGATACTGGCAACCTGAATATGTTCCACCAGTCGATCGGCAGCCTGACTCTGCTTGACGACTATCGCCGTTGGCGTGACCGCGTCTTCATTGACGAACTTGCCAAAGCCGAAGCTAATGGCGCTGCTTCTACCAGCCAAGGTGGTTACTACTTCCCTGGTGGTAAGACCAAAAACTCTTCTGGTCAAATCGCTTACACCGCCGCTCAATACACTGCAGATATTCAACAGTTTTCGGTTCGTACCGACCTGCTGACTGTTGTTAAGGATATGCGTAAGCGTAACGTTCCGACCTTTACTGATGGTCTGTATCGTTGCATCTGCGATCCTACTTTCATGATGCATCTGCGTCGTGATCCTGACTTCCGTGAGATCGCTCGTTACGCCGGTAACCCTGGTCAAGGCATGTACATGGGCAACCCCATGATGCCTAACAATGCCAGCTTCTATATGGGTCCGCAGGCTGGTCAGGCCTACTTCCTGGCTGGTGAACCCGTCATGCCGACTGGCGTCCAGTTTGAAGGCGTGAAGTTTTTCGAGTCGACCAACTTCCCCAGCAAAACCATTCAAGCTTCTTTCACTGATATCGCTTCTTACAGCGCCCAGGAAGTTGCTCAAGGTTTCTTCTTCGGTCCCCAGGCCGTTGGTGTTGGCATTGGTGGTCCTAACGCTCAGGTGCTGATCAACAATAACGACGACTTCAGTCGCTTTATTATTCTGATCTGGCAACTGTATGCTGGCTTCGAAGTTCTTAACAAAGACTTCATCACTACTGCTTACAGCTTCGTTTCTGACGACGGCACTGTTTGATAAGTAAACATAAATAAACCATACGGAGAAATAAATGACCTATCTCTCGTCTAAAAAAATCTTCCCCGGCAACTGGGCAGAACCGCTGAACGGTTGGTACAAGAACATTGATACCGATGGCAGCGGTAGCAATGATGGTTCGAAAGGTGGCCCCACTTCGGTGCTGGCTATCCCTGGCTATCGTTATTTCCAACAGCGTGGTTATGTTGCCGTTACCAATATCTCTGGTGATGGCGCCATTGCTTCCGGTAATGTTATTGTTCCCTCCCCTTACAGGAACGATGACACCCGTACCGATATCACTGGAATGGTGATTAGCGGTTCTTCCACTCTTCCCGTTTACGTTTATCGCGCTACCATTTCGGTTGCCTCCGGTTGGGGTGACGGTCGTGTTGCTTCTGGCATCTATGCTGCCACTGGTAACACCATGACCTTTGCTACTGGCCTGACCTCCAGCGGTGGCGTCGGTGAAGCTGTTTCACAAGCTAACCTGACTTCTACTGTTGCGGGTAGTCAAGCTGGTGAAATCTTCTTTGCCGGTGGTTCGGCTTCTGTTAGCGCAGTTCCTGCTCTGACTGCTACTGGTGCTGCTGGTGTTAACGCTGGCAACGTCTACAAGCAGCTCACTGGTGCAGCAACTTATAAAGTGCTGTCCCGTGATACTGCCACTGGTACCGTCACTTCTGGTGGTTGGTACATTTCTTCTGATGACAAGAACGCCGGTCGCACTGGCTACTTCGTTGTTGAAGTGTGCTACATCCAACCTGATGAAGCCCCTGGCTACGAGGACATCGAAGATTACCTTTTGGGTCGCACTGTTAGCTGATTAGGCTAAACTGGGACCAGACATATTTTCTGGTCCCATGTCAATTCTTTCTGAAGAAATCTTACATCGTCACTGTAAAACAGGTGCGAGAGTTCGAATCATTAGCGAATGGGATAACGGCGATTGGTTTATGGTTGAAGACCAGGACGGTCGTCTTTACACCGCTTATAGAACCGAACTTTCGCCTGACGAACCTGCAACAAAGAAAGTAAAAACTCTTCAGGTAAAAGATAAGGCGGCTAACGAAGAGCCACGCAACTTCCCTCCCGATACACGTCTTAATATCAACGGTGCTACTGCACAGATGATTGCAGACCATATTAAGGGAATTGGTCTCAAGACTGCTCGAGAAATTAAAGATTTACAACTGTCACTTTCCGGTGAAAGATTCAGTAATCTCGAACAGTTACGCCAAATTAAAAGAGTTGATTGGGATTCTGTGTTTGCTGCTGATCTAATTCGAGTCTAAACTACATCTCCTGCTAGCCCCTGGGAAACCAGGGGTTTTTAGTTTTAGAATAAAAAGAAAACATAGATATGTCAATTGGTCCCGCTGTATACCTAGGTCAAGTAGGGAGTACGGGTAGAAGCACAGGCCCGCACGCTCACAAAGAACTCATTGATCTTCGCACAGGCAAAAAAATCTCCTTGTCTCAGGCACGTACGGACATTGGACAAAACATTCAATTTAGACTGCCTGGTTCCCAGGAGTGGCAACGTCTTTACACACAAACTTCCCCTGGACAATTTGCTTTGAATCCCAGGGCTCCGATGACAAGTCCAAAAGGGATGCGTGTACATCCTGTTACCGGACAAAATGCTTATCACTATGGTGAGGATTATGGTCTTCCTAAAGGTACTGATCTAAGGTTCTTAGGGTCAGGTGCCGTGGAAGGGATTGCAAACTATGGGAATGCCGGTAATATTGCAAGATTAAAAACAGGAGATAACCGCTATCAATTAGATGTTTTTCACCTGGATAAATTACCTGGGACAGCTAAGGTTGGAGATTCTGCCGTGCCTGCACCACGGGAACTTCCTGCTGCACAAGCCAATGAAGAAAGTAACGACAAACTGCTTGAAGCTTTATTCGGGAAAAAAGAATCTTTAAAAGATGTGTTAATTTCTAATGCACTTAATCAAGCAAAGCAAAATAGACAGCAATCATTGCTTGATACTTTAACTCCTTATTCTTCCATGGGAATTAGTCCAGAACAAGCAATGCAACTATTTGCTTGATTACGTCAACTTATAATAAA